ATGAGTGCGCAGGAGTATGCAGGCTGCCCGCCAAGGCTGCGAATGCGAGAAATCGAGGTCGATGGCCGGGTGCTGGTGACAACGCTGTTGCAGCCGGCCTACGCCAGCGCGCTGGCGCTGGATCGGCTGTACGCCATGCGCTGGAATATCGAGGTGGATTTTCGCGCCATCAAAGCGACGCTGGAGCTGGATGTGCTGCGCTGCAAGTGCAGAGAGATGATTGAGAAGGAAATCGCAGTATCCATGCTGGCTTACAACCTGGTGCGCTGGGCCATCAGCGCCAGTGCAGCGCCGGCGCAGGTGCTCGCGCGTGCGTTAAGTTTTGCAGGGGCCAGGCGTTTGCTGGCAAGTTTCAGCCTTCGATTCGTGGGCTGTGCAAGCGGCAGTATTGCCGCTTTGACTGAAGTCTTGCTCAAGAGTATTGCCAAGCTCAAATTGCCGACGCGAACTGGCCGAATCGAGCCGCGTGCCAAGAAGCGGCGTCCGAAAAACCTACCGTTGTTGAGCATGCCCCGTCATGTCGCGCGCCAGCGCCATTCGCATCAAGCGGGGGCTTATCCTTGTGCCATGAGAATCTGACCCCTATTAATTCTGACCCCTATTAATTCCGACCCGATTTGAGACGTCCACGGAAACCGGAACCTCTTCCTTCAAGTCAAAGCGCCTGAGGAGTTGCAAAGGCACAACGGTTTACACCAACCAACACGCAGAGAAAGTCATACTAGCCGCACGCGTCACGGCACAGCGCCCGCCCCTGTCTAGAGAGGAAAAACCGAGCCTAGAGACACTGTTGGCCACCGCACCTCTCCGAGGGTATTCCCCTGTCTCCAAAGCGTCAAAGAAGGGATTTCCACTCTTTACCGCTTGAAACATTGCACCTAATCTTGGCCGCTGAAAAGCCCTCAACGTCTGTGGGCTTCCATCCATTGCATGCAGCAGTAGGAGCGACCTTATGAAGAAAATGCGCATCTTGTCAGCAGCCATGTTCGGCTGCGTTTCATCGTTGGCCATGGCGCAAAGCACGATTGGCACCAGCAGTGTCACGATATACGGACTCATCGACGTCGGTATCAACCACGTTACCGGCGCGCCCGGCGGTTCCGTGACCAGCATCACCAGCGGAAACATGGAAGGCTCACGCCTCGGCTTCAAAGGCAATGAAGACCTGGGCGGCGGATACCGTGCCATCTTCACACTGGAATCGCGCCTCGAAGCCGATACCGGCTCGCTCAGCAACCGCCCCCTTTCCGGTGGTCGGCTGCCTGACCGGCTCAGCACCGCGACGTCCCTCGGTCTGCCGGCCGCACTGCAGCCCGCCGTTTCCGCCGTCGCCGCCCAGATCGGCTCGTCCGTCGGCGTGAACCTGGGCAACGGCATGTTCGACCGGCAGGCCTTCGTCGGCATGGTCACGCCGTTTGGTGCCTTCACGGCGGGCCGGCAGTACACGCCGGGCTATCTGGCCTCCGCCAGCTTCGACGTGATGAAGACCGAATCGAGCCTTGCGCTGGGGCAACTGGTCGCCATTCCGGCCTCGTTCGACATCCGCGTGAGCAACTCGCTCCAGTACGGCTTGAAGTTGAACGGCCTGACGGCCACCGCCATGTACGCAGCCGGTGAAATCGCCGGTCGGGCAAACGCTGGACGCCTGCTGGGCGTCATGGCCATGTACCAGGGCAACGGCTATTCCTTCGGTGGCGGCTACAACACGCGCAACAACGAACTGGGTGAAAAGTCGCTGACGAACGTCATCCTAGGCGCGACGGTGGACGTCGGTCCGGGCACGCTGACTGGCCAATTCACCACTATCAAGGATGACAACCCCAGCGGCCTGTCCAGCATCAGCGCCGCCCTGTCGGCAAACCCGGCGACGGCACCTGTCGCCGGTCTGGTGCAGAACGCCTTCATCCAGGGCTTCCGGCAAGACGCCCGCCTGTTCCAGGTCGGCTACCGCATCACCAGCGGCGTGCACACTGTGTCCGTGGCTTACAACAGCATGAACGACAAACGTCCGTTCAATGCAGACCGCGTTTCGTATGGCGCGGCTTACACGTATGCCCTGTCCAAACGAACCGACCTGAATGCAGTTTTGACACATCTGAACAACAAGAACACGTCGCAAGACATGCTGGGTGGCAACGGCTTCTTGGGCGGCGTAGCTGCAAAACCGGGCCAGGATGTGAACAGCTTGGCACTGTCGATTCGCCACCGCTTCTGAGACACGAGCCCGGCTTGCGAGCATGACCAAAATCCCCCGCAAGGGGTAATACCAGTCAGTCAAGCACCCGACGACCTCGCTCTCCTGTCAAAGGCAACCTGTGTCAACACGTTGCCTTTTACTTTTGATAAGCCTCTCGCAATGTGCTTTGCGCGAGACCCTGCCCTCAACCTCACCGGCAAGTTCTCCATCCGCAGGCAAGCTGCCTCTGTGGCACGTCGTGCAGCAACTAAACGCCTTACTGGCGTCTTTGGTCAAATAAAAAAGCGCCTCAAAGGGCGCTTTTTTATATTCTGGCGGAGGCTGTGACCGCCTACTATCTAGCATTCATGCGGGTTTCAAGCCATTTACTAGATTTATCCCACCATCATTCCCACCTAAAAAAAGTGGCTGCAAAATAAAGTGCTTTAGCTAGTCTGGCTAATCAGCCGCGCACCAGCAATTGCAGCTCTTGGCGGGCGCTTTTGACGTGGATCACGCTGTCGATGCCGTATACCTTGCCATCGTGTCGCACCCGGTCAGCCGACGTAATGCCGGGGCGGTAGCGCAGTCGCACCCGTGCCGACACTTCGCTTTGCGCTTGCAATGCGGCCATGAATTCGCGCCCCACCAGCGGCTCAAAAGCGCACCAGACAGTGCAGACAGGCACCCAGGCACCGGGGATGGGGTCGCCGTACTTGTCCACGCCTTCCTCCATGCGCTCAATCGTCACCCGTCGGTCTAGCTGGCCCGACTTCACTGGTACACCCGGTACGGTGCCAACAGCCGCTCAAACGCACGGTTATCGGTCAGGGGCCGGTCTGTTTGGCTCTCGCGCCACAGGTACAGGTCACCCACCAGCAGCAGCGCGGCAGACTTAATCGGCGCGGGCGCGGTGTTGTCCAACGGCACAGGGCTGTTGATGTGGTCGCCTACGGCAAGGGTCGCCGCAGCGATCAGGCCCAGCAGCAGCGCATCTTCGGCGTCGTCGTCAACCCGAAGGTGAAGTTTGGTTTCTTGCAGTGTCAGCATTTGAATGTTCAAACAAAAGTAAATGAATCAAAAGAGGTGCCCACGGCAGCCTCAGCGCGGGCGGCAGCACCCATAGCCATGGCAAGGGCCTGCATCCCGTCAATGCGGCCCGTGCTGCGGCTCTTGTCCAGCTTGCGCGCGCCGGTCGGGTCTTTGGTCACAGTGGCGTTAGCCGCGCACATGGTCAACACGGGGTGTCCACCGTGGGCAAGCCGGCCATTCAGCAATTCGGCCTCCAGCGCATCCAGGGCGCCGCCCATGTCTTTCCAGCCTTGGCCCCAAGGGATCAGCGGCAGGTCAACATCAATGCGGTCGAACTCGCGTTTCAGCTCGGCCATCTTCCAGCGGTCGAACGCCACCGCGTGCACGTCTAGCCCGCTCAGAATCTCGGCAATGTCGTGGGCCACGTAGGCGTAATCCACCGTGGCCCCCGGCGTGGTGCGTAGGTGGCCTTGCCGGTGCCACACGTCGTAGGGCGCACGGTCACGGCGGGCGCGGTCTAGCAAGCCTTGTTCAGGCGTCCAAAAGTGGGGTTGCACGTGCCAAACGCCATCGATCTGGCCAATCACGACAAGCGCGGTCAGGTCAGTCCGCATAGACAGATCAAGACCGCACCAGACGGGCGCATCGTCCAGCGGCTGAACCCTTGCACTGCAAGCCTTCCACACCCCCGGCGAGACATACGGGCTATCGGTGCTGACGCGGTTGTTCAGCAGCAGGTTGCGCGCGCTGTTTTCCATGCTCGGCATCCGCTGCGCTTGCGTCATCTGCTCGCGTAGGTCGTCCAGGCTGCGGAACAGACCCAAAGCGGGATTGGCCGCTTTCCACGCTGATTCGTCCATCAAGTCGCAGCCCTCGGGCGCGGCGTACAGGTGGCACACAATGCGCGGGTCTTGGCTGGTCTTTGCGTCGTCGATCCACACGCTCAATAGGTCGGCGTCGCTGGCAGATTGGGTGCTTATAGCTATCAATAAAGGAGCATCATGGGCACCTTGACTTGTCGTAATGGCATCGATGAAGTCGCTTTGCGGGCCTCGCACCTGGCCGATTTCGTCAAGGATGGCCAGCACCGGGGACAGGCCGTGTGCCGTCTTGCCGTCAGCAGCAAGGGCGCGGTATTCGGTATTGAGGGGCAGGCCCAGCAGGCGCTTGCCGGATGGCACGATCCGCACCACGCTGGACAGCTTCGGGGACAACTGCACCATCTTGCTGGCCAAGTTGAAAACGAGTGCGGCTTGGTCGCGGCTCATGGCACCAGACACGATCTGGCTGTTTTGCTTGGCCTCGGGGCCGACCAGGTGGGCCAGCAGCAGGCCGGCGATCAATCCGCTCTTGCCGTTCTTGCGGCTCACGCTCAGGATGGCGCGGCGCGTGCCGGCTGGGTTGTCGTACACGTCACGGATGAACTGCTTTTGAAACTCTGCCAGCTCCATGGGCTTGCCGACGTGGGCGCCATCTGGGGTCAGGCAGTGCGTTTCAATGAAGCGGATGACGCGGGCGGCGCGGGTCACTTCACCGCCCGCAATGTTGGGATCAGGTCGTCGCCGTCGTCTTGGCGTGCCTGGCGCTCCAATGCCGAACCCTTGGCGATGTTTTCGGACTGGCCTACGGTGGCCAGCGTGTGAACCATCAGCAGGCGGGCAAGCGTCACGGCACGGCGCGTCAGGTTTTCCACGATGGCGGCAAGCGGGTGGGCCTTGTCACCCAGCAGATAACCCTCAGCGTCTAGCGTGGCTTGCAGCGCTTCAATGTCTGCCTGACACCGCGCCAAGTTTCCAGCCGTCACCAGGTCGGAGCCCGTCCAGGTATCGCGGGGACGGGCCGTCACGATGGCATCCCAAAACGGGAGATCACCCGGGCGCAAGTTGACGTGCGCAGGTGGCGGCAGTGGCCCCAGCGCGGCCGCTTGGCTGGCAGCGATGGCAGCGGCAGCACTGTCGGAGCGGGCACGGCGGGGGGTGATTTTCACAGGGCGTTTTTCCAGTTAGCGGTTGCGTTGTGGGAAGGGTCGGTCTGGTGCGCAGGGTCGCTGTCGATTTCTGGCGCGTCAATGGCCCGTGCAGCCACCAGATCAGCCCGTATCGCGTCATACCAGCCGTGGCAGGGGTCTAGCGGCATACCGTCTGCGTCGCAGCCGTAGCGCACCGTCTTGCCTTGCTCCTTTGCCGTTTTGCGCGAGTGGCATTCATGGCACAGCGGTTGCAGCGACTCGGGGCGGTTGTCGTCCGCACCGTTCATGTGATCCACGTCGGTGGCAATGACAGTCAACCCACGGGCGGTGCAGTGGCGACACAGCGGTTCACCGGCCAGCACACTGGCGCGCAGCTTTTGCCATGCGTAGCCGTTGAGCTTGAGCGTGCGCCGTGGGTCAGCATCCCGCCCGGTGCGCTTGGTCGCGGACTTGAGTAGTGCGGCTGTCATTGTTTGCTCGGGTACGGTTGGGCGGCAGGCACGGCGGTGGTGGTGCTCACCATGTCGTCCAGGCCGGGGATAGCGTCGAGGTTTTCAAAGGCGCGGGCCTCAGACGGCAGCATCCAGCCAGACGCAATGCCGCTCGAATAGAACGCGGCGCGGGTGGTGGTGTCGCCGCGAAGCAGTCCTTCAAGCGAAAACTCGCTGTACAGCGTGCGGGCGGCGGCGGGTGTCAGCAGTTGGCGGTTAATCGCGCCTTCAATCGCGCTCAGGTGGCGGCCCAGCGTGTGAACGGCGAACCAGCGATTCATGCTCTCACTGACGCTGTAGTTGGCATTGGAGAGGTCCCCGATCATGATGGGCGGCACCTTGAAAATGCGCGCCACTTCCTGCACCGTGTGTATGCGTGAGGCGATGTAGTCGCTGTCTGCCAGCGACATTGATATGGGCGTGTACTGGGTGCCCTCTTCGAGAATAGGGACCTTGCCGGCGTTCGATCCACCTGCGTGCTGGGTCTGCCAGCTTGCCGCGATGGCAGTGCGTTGCTCAGGGCGCAGCTTGCCGGCGAAGTTCAAGATGCCGCTTGCGCGGGTGCCGTTGTCCCACGTGCTTTGGCCATGCTGTGCCTCAGCTTGGGCCAGCTCAATCACAGCGCGCGCGGCTTGGATGGGACTGACGCCGATCAGTGGGTCGGTGCCAGCACGGTGGCGCAAGTGGAACACCTCGGCGGGCAGCAGGCGCTCACGCCGGCCATCCCGGTCGGTGTAGTCGTAGCCCCCGATGGCCTCACCCCGGCGCAGCACCTGCACCCGGTCGGTCACCAGTGGCCACAGCGAGGCAACTTGGCCGGCGTTGTCGCGGGTGACGCGGGCGTAGGCGTTGCCAGTCAGCAGCATGGATGAAACCATCCACTCCCAGAACTCGGTGGCGCACTGTTGATCGTTGGGCGTGCGGTGCAGTACCGATGCCAGCGGGTGCCCAGCGGCGATGGTGCGGTCGCCGTTGTCGCCGCGCTGGTACAGGCGCAAGGGCAGCGATCCGATGGACTCAGCGATCAAAGCCACAGCGGCATACACGGCGGCGATGGATTGGGCGGACTCAGGCGTGACGTGGCCAGCAGCGGTAAGGCTAGGCCAGCCACCGACGCCGATGGGGGCACTGCGGCGCTCTAGGCCGATGGCAGACAAGGCACGGGTGATGATGCTCATATGCAGGTATCCAGCCAGCGCAGCGCGTTAGGGCGGTGGCTGAAAATGAAGCTGTTGAGGTCGCGGGCGTCCTCGATGGCCTTGCGACTGCGCAGCGCGACTTCGGTCGATTGGTAGGCGGGCCACGCTTGCACCACGCTGATTTCATGCAGCTCTACGCTGCGCAGCTCGCGTGTGTCGCCGTTCCACGATTCTTCGGTCGCAATGAATCCGAAGCTCATCCCGCCCAAGTCGCCGCGCTCGGCCAGTGCGATCACGTCGCGTGCGGCAGCGGTGTCGGGGAGGTGCAGCTCAAACTTCAAGCCCTTGCTGTCTTCGGACAGCCTCAAAGAACCGCTGCGGGTGCGGCCCAGCAACACATCAGCGCGGTGGTCGAGTAGTGCCAGCACGTCCCGGCCACTGGCAAGCGTCTTGGCAAAGGCACCGGGGGCGATGCGCTCAGTAAAGCCACCGATGGCCGTGGGCACGCCGTAGGTCGCTGCATATCCGCTCAAGGTGCGGCCACTGGCAGTTACGCCAGCAGCGGCACCCCGGCGCTCAATGTCCGGGGCGCTCATGGCTTAGGCGATGGCCAAATCGTCGATCACGACAAACGCATCTTCACGGCGCGGCACCATGTCCAACGTCGTGAGAATACGCACCTGCACCGCGCCGCGTGAGAACGGGCCTTCCGCGTACAAATTGGTTACCACGTCCAAACTGCCCCACGTGCCCAAGAACATCTCGGAAAAGTCGCCCAAAATCATGCGGCCTTTGGCAGGCGTGCCGGCCTTTTTAGCCAGTTGGTTTGTGACTGCCACCGGCACGCCGGCCAATTGGCCACCGTCCAACAGGTAGCCGGGGAGGCCAGCTTCGCGCAGGGTTTTGCGCAGCACGGTCGCCACTTCGGGATGGGTCAGCCATGCGTTAGGCGTGATGTTTTTGAGGGCCAAACCTTGCAGCACTGCCAGCACCGTGGCCCAGCTCAGGGTGGCCAGCGTGCCGGTGCCGGTGGCAGCAGTCAGCAAGCCCTTGGGCTCTTTCACGCCGTCGCCGTGGATCATTGCCTTGTCCACTGCCAGCGACACGACGTTGATGAAGTCGTCGCGCACCAGTTGTTCAATCGCTGGATTGGACTGTTGCAGGAGCTGGCGGCTCAGTTCGGTAATCGCGCCGACGTGCTTGGGGCGCAAGTTGATGCTGTTGAACGTCAGGCCGCTATCGGTCAGGGCGTCACCCTCAGCAAGCCATTGGGCGGAGCTAGTGGTGGCTTGTCGGGGAATGGTCACGTCGCCGCGTAAGCCGGGCAACACGCGGGCACCCAGCGACTGCACCACCATGCTGTTGCGCAGCAAGCCGACAAACTGGTCGGGGCGGAAGTCGGGCGGCACTACGCCAGCGGCGGTGGTGGTTGTCTGCGCAGCGCGGCTTTCAAACAACGACGTGGGGATCAGCACGCCCTTGGCTTGGACACCTTGGCGCTTTTGTTCCTGGTTGAACTCAGCCAGTGCGCCGGTCAAGCTGCGGTTTTCCGAGTGGGCGGCGATGGCGTCAACCAGACTGATATGGCCTTCCAGCTCGGCGCGGCCCTTGTCAGCCACGGCGCCTAAAGAACGTCGCTCGGCATCTTCGACAAACACGGCGCGGGCCTCTTGGCTTTCCAGCGACACGATCTCAGCTTTCAGCTTGTCAAAGGCGGCAGTGGCTTCGGGCGTCAGGTTAGGCGTGCTGGCCAGCAGGGCGCGGGCTTCGGTGACTTTGGCGGCGCGGGCTTCGCGGATGGCGTGCAGTTGCATGTGGGCAATTCTTTCTTGGTGTTGCCCAGATACGGGCGGTTGAAACACTGTTAGAAAACACAGTTATTGAAAGAATTATCCACTATCAGGCCATTTATTGAAAGAATCTTTCACAGAAACCCGCCTTTTCATTGATTTATTGCCGTCCTTTGTGCTATGGGCGGTGGTTTCTTGCGCGAAGTGGGCGGCGGGCGTAAAAAAACCCGCTCGGGGCGGGCTGGTGTGGTCAACTTGACCGGGCGTCTATTAACTGGCCTCGGCTTCGGTCTGGTGGTGTTCGCAGCGGAACTTTGGATAAGGCTGTTTCCGGATGACCATGGGGCGGTCGTATTCGTCAAGGTGGTGGATGACGATGCTCACCAGGTTGAAGCATGTCGGCTCGTTCTCAGCGGGCGCGGCATTGAAGGCTGCACAGTTGGCGCAGGTGCGTTTGGCGATGGATTTCATGGTCGGTCTTTCTGGTTGATTTCGTTGAAGTAGTCGAGGAGGTCTTGGCGCAGGTGCAGCGGCGTGGCCAGCACGTCCAGGCGCATTTGCTCGCGTGCGACTTCGCCGTCGTTGAAGTGGTCGCAGCGGCGCATAGCGGCGGCCAGCAGGCGGTGGGTGGTGCGGCTCGAATCCAGCAGCAGTTGAATCAGGGCGGCTTTGTGCTGGCGAATGTCGGCGCGCATGGCGTCAGTAAGGCGGTCAGCGCGCCCTACGACAAGCCCGTCGCCGTCAACGCTCAGGACAACACCGGCGCGGTGCAAGTCTTTGTAGAGGTCGAAGGCGATCATTTAGAAGCGCTCCTCCTCAATCACGTAGGCCCGTCCATGCGCGTCAACTTGCTCAACTTGTCCAACTTGTCCAAGATTTGAAGGTTGGACAACATGGACAAGTTGCTTGGACAAGTTCGATTTTTCGGGCAACTTGTCCATCATGTTGTCCAACGCCTGAAAGTTGGACAAGTTGGACAACATGGATTTTTCAACAGGCGGCAGTGGCAGAGATTCCGGCTTAAACCAGTACCACGATCCATCAAGCTTTCGCTTCTTGATGCCAAGGCAATCGGAGGCGCGGCGCACAGTGCGCCATGCGATGCCAGCGCCTTTTGCTTCGGCCTCTACGTGCTTGGATGGGGCGGAGCCATCCTTCAGCAATTCCAGTAAGAATTCTTCGGTCTCATCTTTGGCTGAATTGTCTGCACTGTCCTGCGGCGTGTCGTCTGGTTCGGTCAGCAGCTCGCGCGCGGTGCCCTCCACCGCCTTGCCCCATGCAATGCGCGAAGCCTGAATTCCAGGCAGTGGCTCGCACTGTTCCAAGTGGTACTGGAAGCCGCCATCGTCGGGGCCGATATTGGACTTGCTTCGCGCCAAAATGCGGGTGTCTTGGTTGTCGTCGTCCTGCACTTTGGCTGCCACCAGCACCACGCGCGCCACGGCGGCAAAGGCCACGCTGCCGATAACGCGCTGCGCTGGGTCAGTGCCTTGTCCGCCCTTGGAAAAGTGGGTAATGCCCAGCACGGCGCAGTCGCACGCGGCGGCCAAGTCCACCAGCGGCTGCAATGCGCGGCGCACTTCGGTGTTTTTGTGACTGTCGCCAGTAACAGCGCTCACCACCGGGTCGATCACCAGCAGCTTGATACCGCCGATTTGTTCAATCGCGGCCAGCAACTGCCCCAAGTCGCGGGATGGGTCAAACGGCACCACCTCACCGTCGCGGCGCGCGCCATCAATAAAGAAGCAGCGATCCTTGTCGGCACCAGCGGCCAGCAGGCGGGGTAGCAGCGTGTCTGCTGGGTCATCCTCTCCACTCCAAATTAGGATGTTGCCCGTGTCGCTACGCGATCCATCTGGCCAGCGCCCGCCGATAGTCAGGGTTGCAGCGATGGCCAGCGCGATAGTGGTCTTGCCTTGGCCGGGGGCACCCGCCAATAGGTGAAATTTGCCCAGTGCAAGCCAGTGCGTCCACAGCCAGCGCACGGGCTGCGGGGTCAGGTCAGCGCCGCATTTCAGGATGACGCTATCGCGCATCAGGCGCGGTGCAGCAACAGGCGCAACGTCATCAAAGCCGTCGTCCAAAGACGCAAGCGGAGGGAATGCGGGGTAACTGCCCTCAGCGTCCAAGCGTGCGGCCAGTTCGTTGATGTGGTCTTGTTTTTGTTTATTGGTTTTCACTTGAACATCTCCACCACGCGAGTGATGCGGCCAGCGCTTTGCAGTACGCGCTTGCGTTCGTCATCGGAAAGAACCACGCCAAAAGCCACGTTGCCGGCGGCGACTGCCACCAGCATTGCTTCGCGCTCCAAAAGCTGCAAAGCGTCACGCGGCGACATTGCCGTCGGCTTGTGTTGGACGGCGGGGCGCCCATCGTCAACCCACGCGCCCAAGGCTTTGGCCGCGTCGATAAATTCCAAGCCATGCGCGGCTTGGTGGTAGGCCAGCACGTCGCCGCCTTTTTCGTCGCAGGCCATGCACATGAAACCCCCGGTTTCAGTGTTGACGCGCATGGAATCGCTGCCGCCGTGGAATACGCACTTGGTGGTGCGCCACTTGCCGCGACTGGTGAAGATCAAGCCTTCGGATTCGTAGTAGCTGACGGGGTCAGGCAGTTGGTTGCGGTCGAAGCTCATTACTGGCCCTTTTCCATGCGCCCGGCCTGCATTGCGGCTTGCTCCATGTGACGGTGGGCGGCACTGCCAGCTTGGACGCGCTGCGCCATCGGGAAAATGCGGCCACTGGCAGCGGCATCAACTACCTCAGCACAGCAGGCAATGGCGGACAAAATCCCAATGGCCACGCTAGGGCCGAATTTGCATGGCGCCTCCAAGCCAATTTCAGAATCAAGCTCGCGCTGGCCCAACATGGCGGTCAAGGTGTGAATGCCTTGCACGGCACTGCTCAGGCGGGCCACTGACTGCGGGCACAGATAGACAGCGCTGTCGCCGGCCAGTGCCTCGAAGCTGTCAGCAAAGGGGAAGGTGGGGAAGGTCTCGGGCGCGGCTTCAGGTACACCGGCGGCTGGCGTTGCGCCATTTGTGAATGCTTGCATGGTGTCCCCTTACTTGCCGATGGTGGCAATGAGGGAGTCGATATCGCTTGCGCGCCAGACGGTCACTCGCGGGGACAGCTTGATCCCTGCCGGGTACTTGCCAGCCTTCACGCCGGCCCACCAGGTAGAACGGCCAATAGGGAGGATTTCGAGGATGCTCGGCTCGCGCAGGAAGCGGTCGCCTTGGATAGAGCGGTTGCGCTCAGTGGTTGCAGTCATGTTGTGTCTTTCAAACGATTTATGAAAGTCACCCATGCCCTAGCGCACGGCAAAGCTTACTGTTTACAAGTACAGCATTGCTTTATCGGAACGCCGTATTAGAATCTGAGCCGTCCCTCTCACAAGACATCTCAAACCCTTTTTGGGCTTGGGTAACAAGGCCCCCTATGCGTTGACGCGCTTAGGGGGTTTTGCTTTTTGGGCGGACGAATAACGTCCAATTGCAAAAAGCAGGGCGAATGCTAGCAGAGTTTTTAACGAGCTATTTGCCTCCTGAAAAATAAAGTTGGCATGTGCATCACATTTTCAACATCTTGTTTAATTCCATTTACATCAACCACTTAGCCTAGCCTAATAACGGTTGATTGTTGTGCTCTATTAATCAACCAATATGGCTTGTCACAGCTTTATGAACATTGTTCAGTTATTCCCATTGATGCCCCTTGATGCCCCTTGATTCAAGATTGCACTCAAATTGAATACAAATCTCATTAGCCGCATTAGCCATTAGCCACACCCTCGCAGTAGTTCGCCCACGCTTGCATCAAGGCGCGCCGCCTCTCCAGTGCGTCGCCGCGCCGATAGGCTGCCTCCACCTTTGACTCCAACGCGTGCGCCAGCGCTTGCTCGGTTAGGTCACGGGCGAAGTCGGTATGTTCAAACGCCCAGTCACGAAAAGAACTGCGGAACCCGTGAGGCACGCACACATCACCCTCAGCGTCCTTAAACGCCATGCGCCGGGTGATAGCCGTCAGGCTCATGTCTGATAGTTGACCGCCACGGGGCGCAGGAAACAGCAGTTCGGTGCCCTCGATACGCGGCAGGCTCTCCAGCAGTTGAATGGCGGGTTGGCTTAACGGGACGCGGTGCTCCTTGCCCGCCTTCATGCGCTCGCCTGGCACAGTCCAGACAGCCGCCTCCAGATCAATCTCGGCCCATGTGGCACCACGCACCTCTGCGCTGCGTGCGGCTGTCAGGATGACGAACTCCAGGGCGCGGGGTGATATGCCTTCACGCTCGCGCAGTGCAGCCAGGAATGCCGGCATGTTTGCTACTGGCACGGCGGGATGGTGGCGCACCTTGGCAATCTTGCCTGGCGCGGGGAGTAGCTGGTCTAGGTGGCCTTGCCAGCGCGCTGGGTTGTCGCCTTGTCGGTAGCCTGCTGCGCTTGCCCAGGCCAGCACCTGCTCTATGCGGCCTCGAACGCGGGTGGCGGTGGCTGTCTTGGTTTTCCAGATTGGGCGCAGCACCTCCAGGACGTGGGACTGCCTGACTTCATGCACCAGGGTGCTGCCAAAGGTGGGATAGACGTAGGTCTCGAACGTCGAGGGCCACTGTGCCCGATGCTTGGCATTGCGCCAGGAATCAGAATGGGCCTCGATGTAGGCAATTGCGCATTGCTTGAATGTTTTTTGTAGCAC